ACAGTTGGGCGATTACTTCTTCCTCCCGACGCTCCTGTTCCGGCAATGTGTAATAGCCGCTCCTCACCCGGACAATCAGGCCGCGCTTGCACAGTTCCGATACGGTATAGTTGGCGTAGCTGGCAGCGTTAAAATCCGCGGTGCGCGCCACGCCGCCCGCGTTTATGATAACACGGCGAATATTTTCAGGTACATCCAAGAATCTTCCTCCAATCAAACGCTTTTGAACTGCTTGTGTGTTTGATTATAGTATAACCAATCCCAACGAAAAAGTCAACAACAATCAAACGCAAATAAATTATTTGTGCGTCTGATTATAGTTTCGACAGGCGGCTTGTTGTTGTCTGTTATCCAAAAACTCAAAAAAGAGAGGTCTGCGTATGGCAGTATTTAGAATCGAAAAAACAAAAGATTACACGGTCATGAGCAACTATCACCTACGTGACCGTGACTTGACCCTGAAAGCAAAAGGACTGATCTCCCTCATAAGGCTGCCGTCCGCGTCCGCGCGGAACCCCCATTTATAAACCGCGTCGTCAACGAGGCCGGATCCATCGACCAGGACGTCTCGGAAAATTTCAGCGGAACGCCGAAAAACTCCGGCATGTCGATGTAGAGCGTTTCGCCGCTGCCGTGGGGCATCAACGCGGTGTTAAACGTAAACCGGCTGTACGCGGATGTGCTCTCGATGGCGACGCGCCGGGCGTAATCGTCGAGAACATCCTGGTTCGCGACATCGTCGATTTCCTCGTAACGTACCAGCCGCCGCCCGCGATTGACCGTCGAAAGGCCGGAGAGCGGATCGTCGTTAACAAAGGTGGACGACAGTTCCCCGCCGCCGTCCACGTTCTTAGCGACAAATATGAACACGTTGTCCTTACCGGTTATATCCACCGCCTCCGAATACTTCGGAAGCGTTATGCTGTCGGTTTTTGAAGAATACCGCTGCGTAATAGGCCGCAAGAACGGCTCCACATACGGTTCCGAGCGCATAAATCCGGACTCGTCCACACGTATCGTGTTATAGTTTATCTCCTGCAGCAGCGTGTTCACGGCTTCGCTGATTTTCGTGCCGACCGCGAACTCCCTGTCGGCGTTCAGGGATAAGCCGCTTTCGGCTATGTTTATCTTTGTTATGTTCGACCGCGAAAGAATCTCGTTAATTGCCCCGATATAATTGGTGCCGGCGGCGATAAAATGGCGCTCCTCAAATTTATCCTCCTCCAGGATGAGCGTTTTGTCATACCCGCTGATCTCCCGCGCGGTCAGGTTCCCGTCAAACGCGCGCCCAGGCGAGCCCAGGAGAAATATGCCGAGCTGCCACTCGACGGTGCCTCCGTCGGGCATATGCAAAATGAGCCACGGGGATATTTCATCCGAAAAGAAGTCGATTTCCCGCTGGAGGTATTCGTTAAGGCTGAAGGACGCCGTCCGCTTGATGACGCTGAACTCGTTGTGCTGCACGCTCGCGCTTTGCACGCCGTCCAGCGTCCCGATTTTCACATCGTGGCGGTCGAGCAGCTCATAACGAAAAGACACCCTGCGGCTTTGATTTTTCATGCGCAGGGCGTCGTCGATCTGCCGGTCGGTGTAGTTTTTCAGGTTGCGGATGAAAGGCATTTCGGCACAACGACCTTTCAACGATAATGAAAGCAGCCCCGAAAGGCCGCTGATATTTCTTGCTTAATTATGTCATATAGAGTATAATTCCGCCAAGCCGTAAAAGCGGGGCGCGATAGGCCGATCCGTGGAGGTGAGGCCTATGGTTGATTGGTCTATGATTTCTGCCGTAATCGCGGGTATCGGTTTGTTAGTCGCGATCGCACGGTTAGTCGTGGCAATCATCGCAGTTGTTTCCGAAAAGAAATGACCGCCCTGCTCCCAAGCTGCGGCGGTCATTTCTTGATTAACCATTAATCGGGATCGGCCTCGCGCCTTGCGGCTGCGGCGACCAACCATTGAGGCGTTGTTAGCGCAACGCCTCAATGTTTATTATGGATGCATTTTAACGCATTATTCGCACTTTGTCAATCCCAAAATCGTTACAACTCAACCTCCTGATCATAATCCGTCTCAGAAAACACAAATGCGACGGTGCAGCCGTCCGTCACCTCGGTGGGCTTATCCGTGAGTTCCCCGTTGATCGCGCCGTACAGCGTTCCTAACCGCCAATCGCGTAGGATGAGCGTTTTCCCGCTTTTGTTCAGCCTCTCCAACCGCGCTCTTGTCTGTAAGTCACAGTAAAAACTTAGCTGGATCGACATGTTCGCGTGCTGACCGATTTGCAACACCGGTTTTTCGCGCCCGACAAACTGTGTCAGCGCTTTGTCAAAGGAATGCGACCTGTCTTTCTGCGGTTTCGCGCCTAGCTGGTACGTCAGCGAGACCGAATTTTGCGGATCGTCAGACTCCGCAAGCGTGGTATGGCTAAAGCCCAGCTCGCCAGTCACGACGTCGCTGTCCGTGAAGCTGTAGTCCCCGCCGACCACTCTGACGAAATAGTCGTATTTACGCCTCGGCGCGGCGGTATAGTCGTCGAAAACCCGCCCCGTCGTTTTCCCGATGCGCAAATATGCATCCCGCCGCGATTCCGAACGGTATACATAAGTCAGATTACCGCCGTTTTCGATGTGCAGCCGCATACACAGCAAGGGATTGTCGACGATTGCCAGTGCTGGTGCCTGCGGCGGCACCGTGTTTATCGTGAACGGCCTTATCCCCCAGCCGGACAGAAGCCCGAACTCGTTAGCGATCCGCATTCGTGCGATATAGTTGCCGTTCAGGAACAGCCGATTCGCCTGATGCGAAAAATCGCTCAAAAACGGCTGCATCCCGGTGCCGTACACTTCCGCGCCGTCTCTTACGATCACCAATTCCCAGCTGAACATATTGACGGCTGAAAAAAACACCGTTGGGCGGTTGGAATTTGTGACGCCGGTTATAACGGGCGCGTTAGGGATGCCAATGGTGAAAAATGTTCCGATTACAGACCACGGGCCTGCGTCACCCAACGCCCCGTAACCCATGACCTGCCATTCCACTGTGCTTTGAGCCACTATTGGGTCGGTCATTATGCTTAATTGCCCGGTGTTGGTTTTGTTCACCCACGGCCCGCCGTCCAGTCTATAGCGTATGTCGAACCCGGACGGCGTCGTATCGTAGGCGCTGTTATACCGCCACTCCAGAAGGACGCCGTTAATCCCGCTCACCGCAATGCCCAGCGGATAAACCAGGACGGGAGCCAACGGCGGAGTGGTTCCGAGTGCAAACTGCCCCTGCGCGGCGCTTCCCCAGCCGTTGAACTGCGTCTGCGTCCGAACCTGGACATATACCGTCTTATATTCTGTGAAGATGCTTGCCGGCAAAGTGTACTGATTATCCGTCCCCGGTATGGTGAAAACCATCGGTGTCCCGCCGTCTTGCCAGACCGTAAGTTCCGACGCCGATTGCGGGTCGTCTTCGACAAGTCCCGGATTGGGAGTATGCCACCAGCTCACCGTGATCGCGGCATGGGGATTTTGCGTTAGACAGCATATAAGCCTTAGCAAGGCGTTTCCACGCGGGGCTATGGTAAAACTGCGCCGGGGTCACTGTGAAAGCTCCCTTTCCGCTGATAAGGCTTTTAACAGGCAGTCTATAACCCGCTCCAGCTTGGCGGTGTCGGATTGTTCGCCGTAATACCATAATTGCAGAATAAACCGCGCCGCCGTCCGCGCGACAGGGGAGAATTTCCCCCGCCGCGCCGTGTAGCCTGTGGTATGGGTTAAAAATGGCGGTATCGCGGTGACAAGAGCGGCTATTTGTCCGTCGTTTTCGTCGCCGTCTATGCGCAATATCCGCGGGCCTCGGGTATAGTGAAAATCATTTTTTCGCCGCCTCCACGGTCAACTTGACGAACGCCCCCGGAATAATCGGCTTCGCGTCCGCGATAGCCAAAACCCTATAATCAATTCCATCTGCGGCGCACTGTGAAGCCGCACCCAATGCTCTCCCTCGCCGGCGTTTTCGTTGAGCGCGTCGACCAGGCAATCCAGGATGCCTTTGCGCTTCGGTGCGGCAATCTCAGTATCCGGTATGTCCAGCGCATCCGGCTCCGGGCAGTCACTCGCTTGCATCCCGTTCTCCCCTATGGGGTCGCGGCGCTCTTGGCCGAGGCCAAGCTCCTCGCCCTCGGTCTTGTTCAAGTCCTCGAAGCTGGGGAGCGCGTCCATCCCATCCAAGCCGCTCTCGTATGTGTCCGGTTCGTCGTATTCGCGCCCATCGACCGCGACAAAACCTCTCTCTTGCAAGGCCAGTTCCAAGTCCACGTTGTCCGGGCCTGTGAGAACTCCGTTCTTGTCTATGATGTAGTTGGCTACAGCGTATGCAAATGTCGGCGCTTTCTTGTAAACCGGCGTCCAGCCTAATATACTGCTGGCCGCTTCTACCAGATTTTTGCGTGCCGCGCCTTGCAGGTTATAATTCAGTTTCATTCGAACCCCTCCTCGTTTTGTAGGCGTTTGCCTTATGGT